AAATATTTTGTCCCACTTCAAAATCTGTTCCGTCATCAACAATAATAGATGTTGCGTTTGCATCTGTAATTGCACCATTTAAATCAGACGTACTATCAGTATCTGGTGTTGTATCTACTCTAAATCTAATTCGTGTAATTGCCATAATTTAATTTACCTCTTTTTATATCTCTCTCAAAGTTACTTTTAAACTTCCTACGCTTCTAGTTAAAGAAACTATCATAAATTTCTTTCCATTGAACGATTCTCCAAATGGAGCTATAACTTGGTTGGTATGGCTAAATGCACATATATCTCCAACTTCCATTAAGTAAAAAAATGAAATGCTACCATCTCTATTAACCGAACTATCTCCTGGATTTATAATTTCTGTAGTTATTAATAATTTTGGATTTCCTTCAATAGCGTTATAATGATTAGCGAAACCAACTTCAACCAATCCACCCATATTGGCTGCTCCTGGAGTTGTTCTCAATATTTCCAATTCATCTGTTTTGACATTTTCTTTTGATTGGATATTGTAATTATCTCTTGGCTCATTTGTTGTATCTTCGCAAGTAATTTCTCTGAAAGTGTTTCCATTGATAGGATTGACTTCATATTTTACTTCTCTTTTAGTTACTAACGATTCAAAGGGAGTAACTGATATAGTCATATTGGTAATATCGTCTTTTGTAATAGTATGAACTACTGTTGGATTTGTTGTAAGAACAATATATTGAGGGGAATTATCAGCAGGTTTAAACCTAAAGATAAATCCACCTTCGTATTGAATTTGCTCTAATAATTTTTTTACTTCTATTTGCTCTTGTGTCCAATATTTACATTTCCAATTTGCTCGTGCAGACGCTAATGCACTATAATTGCCTGGAGTAGCAGTTATTCCTACAAATCTATGTAATATATCTCTGTGCATATCTGGAATAATATCTACTATATTTCCAGCACTCCAAGATTTATCAAATCCATCTGCACCAGTATATAATTGCTTAACCGATGTTACTGCACTTGAGTTTGCAAGTAGTAATTCGTCTGTGTCATTGTCATCTACGATTTTTGTTGCTATCGTAAAGTAAACATCTTTAACTGTTACTACTGCTGAGTTTGCAGTTCCCCCATCATCTGTTGCAACATTACTAAATTCAATTTGTAGAGTAACTTCTTCTGGAGTTTTTTTAGTTGCGTTTGAAAAATCATTAGTATCTATCAAGTCAAATTCTTCTGCTGCTACGGTAACATTTGCAGTTTTCTCTATAGTTTTATAAATAGGAGTAGCTCCATCGTGCTTTAATCCAACGGTAATTTTTATAGTTAATGTTCCATTGTTAGATGTATAACTCGCTACTTGATAATTAACAAAAAGTTTAACAGTTTGTAAAGTATGTTCTTCTTTAGGTATGTCTTTAAAAGTGTATGTTGCACTTGCGTTTACATCTGTATTCAAAGAGCCAGTAAATGTAGCGACTGTAGAAGCACCTGTTATATCGTAAGCATTTCCTGCGTTAGCTACTGTTATTCCAGTTGCACTAACAGCGTCTGTTACTGTTTGTGGACGAACTTTATATGATCTGTGTAAATCTAAATCAGTAAATAGTATATTTTTATTTGTATCATCATCTGCACCTTCGTAACTATCATCGGAAGCATTTTGAATATCGTCCAATGGACACATTAAGGGAATATTGAAAGCGTCAAAAGTATCTTTTACTGGATAGTGTAATCTTCCATCTGTTATAGCTTCGTGTGCCAAACAATTATATACATCATTATTCAATGTATCTACTTGAACTGGAAACACCCTAGAACTATCTACAAAATTAGGAACAGACACGGTAGAAGTTTCAGGAAAGCCTTCCCCATAGAATACTGGAAAATAATTACCAGACTTACTTTGATATTGTGGTATAGAAATATCTTTAATCGGATCGTGGACAGCTATCGTCATAGAAATAGTATCAACTCCATTAATCTTTACTTCTTTTAATCTTCCTTGAAATATTTGTTCTGTATATCCACCAACCCTAGAATAAACAATAACTTCGTAATTTATATATTTTCTTGTACCACCGTATATTTCGGCAGCTAGGGTTGCAGAGCTGTGATTATCCAAAGTTCCATTAGCACAAGTCAAGCTAATATTTCCTACCGAAGCAGTAGATTTTGATAAATCTATAGACTCTCTTATGCTTGGAGAATTTGTTATAAATTCGTGGTATTTATCATTGCTGACAGCACCTGGAGTTACTTCAGATGTAGCCAACCTAATAACTTGATTTACATTAAAGCTATCTGCATCATAATTATTATTCCTAAATTCAAAGAGCCATTCTTCTTTAATAGTGCTAGTTAAAGCATTATTGTAGTTGGTTGAACCTGATAAAGCCATTACGCTAGATTTCGTTTAATTGTATTTTCTATTTCTGGTAGTAAGTTATCTCTTACAAATTCTTGTGTTCCAATGACATTGCCCATAATATTAACATTGATAGAGCTACCTCCACCTGCATCGCCAAAGTCTGGACTAGAAAGAGGTGTAATATCTACTCTTTCACGCCCTCCACTATTATCTCCAACTTTAATAAACTGTTCTCCTTGAGTGGTAAATGAACCACCACGAGCAAATTCTGGAGCTTGTTGAGAAGATATTAGTCCTATTTGAGCAGCAGAGAAAGCTCCGATTGCTGCTGAAATTGCTCTAGCTCTAGGTACTGCTGTTGCATCAAATAACTTTGCTGCTCTTGCAGCACTCATTAACGAAGATATATCTGCAGCAGTATCCATAATTACTTGACGAATCTGCATAGCTTGTTGCAGTTTAAATATTCTTTTTTGTTCAGATGCAAATTTTGCCCTAATGTCATCTTCCATCGTTTGTCTTTGTTCTGTAGAAGCATTTCTAAATTTATCAGTTTTCTTTAAAGCTTTTAGTTCATTGCTTATTCTTGCGTTTAAATTTTTCTCCTGTAAAGAAATAATCTTATTCATAGATTGTGCAAATCCCTCAACCATTTGATTTTGGAACATTTCGTCAAATTTAAGAGATGCCTCAAAAGCATCATTTAATCTAGTCATCTCATTTGCTTCTACTGCTGCTGCTGCGTCATCTCCAAACTTTTTAACTAAATCTACTAATAAGTCCCCAGAAGGAAACATATCTCTGAACTTTAATTCATCTTTCTCAGCAAGTATTTTAGGAACTTGTGCAAATTTGTCAATTAATGCGTCTATATCAAATGTAAAAAACTCTCCTAAGTCCATTAAATCTTGATTTGCCTTTAATATCTTACCAGATAGTCCCTCTATCTTCTTTAATTGCGTTTCATAGTCTATTGATTGTTGCAATTGTATGTCAGCAGCCTTTATTTGTTCGTTGGTTAGTTGTAGTGCATCACGCAATAAATTTATTTCTTTTAATTTTAGTTCTAATTTATTAATTACTTCTACTTTCTCAAGAACTTGTTGAGTCATCTTTGCTTTAGCAAATTGCAACATTAATTTTTCTTCAGCAGCTATCTCATCTAATATTGACTGTTCTGATTCTTTATTTTTAATCATAACAACTTGCATATCGGAGATTGCTAATGTATCATCTTTTCTTTGTTGCATTAAAGCAACTAACTCTTTTTCAACTTCCGACAATGTTTTAATTTGTCCAACTTCTTCCATACGACGTTTAGTTAAATTTGCTTGAATCAATTCAAGCTCTTTTGTATCTACGTTCATTTTCTTCAAATGTCTAATAGTGGTTTGAAAAGTAGTTTCGTCCATTTGTTTAAAAAATTCAGCCATCTCACTAAATCCACCAGTTAGACTTTTTATAATTCCTCTGAAATTAATTAAATCTCCTATGGCTGCACTCATTCTAGTAAAAGCGTCTTTAAGATTTGATGTTAAACCAACCATCGTTTTAGCGAGTTTATCTGTAGAACCTGCTATACCAGAAGCTGGATCTAGCAATGTATCTTCTATTGCTTTTCTAAATTCTGGTAAAGTTAATTTCGTTAAATCGTCTATTCCTTTAAAATCTCTAACAAGTTGTAAGATACCTCTTTCTCTTAAAATATCTGCTGCACCAGCACCACCAGCAAATGCTCTACCAAGAGCAGAAGCTGCTTCGGTTGCAGTAGTTCCCATAAACGCTGCCAAGTCGGCAGTCGGTTTCATTAGAGCTTCTGCATCTGCACCGAATGCTTTTAGGGCTGCACCACCCTCAACAACATCTTGCAATGTGAATGGAGTAGTTGCTGCTATTTGATTAAAGGTGTTAAATGCTTCAGTTCCTCTTTCAACAGATCCAAACATAGCATTCAATCGAACTTGAACTGCTTCAAACTCCATTGAAGTTGTTATAAATCCTTTAACTGCTGTTATAGCACCACCAAAAGCAAATGTAAATAGCAATATTTTATTTCTTATCGAACCAACAACTCGCTGTAGTCCCCCAGTAGAAATACGCATACGATTCTGTGCTTTGACAACCCTCGTGGTTGTAACACCTAATTTTTTATTAGAAAAAGTTAATTTTTCTATTTTACGCTTTAATAAAGAAATTTGTCTGGCATTCTTTGTCATAGCTCCACGATGCTTTTCTTCTGCCATTAATAGTTTTTTAGTAGCAGTAACTGCTTTTAGATTTGCATTATTAAATTTGCGTTGAGCAGCAGAAACTTTATCTTGTTCAGCAGCTAATTTTTTAAGAGCTTCTATTAAACCCTTAGATCCCTTTGTTGTAAATTCTAATTGTATTTGTAAATTTTTAGCCATTTTGTACTTTATTATATTGTTCTGATTGTATGTAATTTAGCATTTTTTCTACAATATTGCACTTATCAATCCATTTTTTTGGGTGTTTTCCAAAAGAACCTTCAAAAGGAGGTACATTCATCTTTTTACAATAGGTATATCTTTGTATATCTCGTTGTAATTCTTTGTCTATAAAGTGATTAGAACAAGCAAAAAAGGGTAGGTGTGATTTAATCGTTTGATGTAATGTAAATTGTTTTTTATTGGTAGCGTTATGTTCTTCTAGTTCTTCTTTGAGTAAGTTTATAACATACCAAATGTCGTCCATAGATGTAAAGGTGTGAATATTGCTATTCTTTTTAAGAGGTAACTTAGCCTTATAGGGAAAGGTAGAATATTGACAACCCTCACACCAATCATCTATAATGATGTTTAGTTCAAGTGAGAGGGCTTCTATTCCCCCAGGCTATTGTATTCCTGAATAGCGAGTTGAAGTTCTACACGATCATTAATCGATAGAGTTTTAATATATTTATCATCTGCTTTCTCTATACCATTTCTAATCCATAGTGTACTTAAACCGAATTGATTTTTAATTATTGATTGTCCATCAACTTCTTCGAATCGTACAGCGTCCATACATTCGTCAAAGCTATCAACAGACATTTCTTTTAGAGTAGCTTTCTTGCCACTCTTAAGCGTTATTTTTTTAGCCATTATTTATCCTTGTGTTTGATTAACTAGCATTTGCAGTTATTGTGAAGAATGGATCAGTTGCAGTCGCACTAGCCATAGCACGTTGCGATACTGATAAAAACATTGCTTCTTCTTCTGAAAAACTTACATCTGTAATTATAGAGCTGTCTATGTCTATATTGAAATCTCCACCTGTATTAGCTGTAGCCATTGCAAGTTGATTAGATACTGTAGAAGCAGATGTTTGTTGTGCGAAAGTTTCAATTAATTGATCTGTATTTGCATCATACTTAATAACAGCGTCTAAAGTTGCAGTTACTTCTGGCAAAGCTCTTTGGATTACTTGATAATTTCCATCATCGTCAAATCCCATAAACTGAGCATCGTTTTCAATAGTAAAACTAAATGATTTCATAACTGGATCTGAGATACCAGCTATTTGAACAGTAGCACCAGATTCGCCTACTGCATATTCTGACATAAAGTAATTGTCGTTGAAGTGTGCTGTAGTTCCAAATGTCGCAGCACTAGATGGA